GCTCGTACTCGATATCATACGCCACCGGCAGGCACAGATGCTTGCCCTTAATCGCTGCCAGGCAGCAGCGGGCCTCCTGCCGTGCTTCCGCCGGGGTGGTGGCGTAGCTGTACCAGTACACGCCGTACTGGATGCCCAGCCGGGCACACTCAGCCGCGTTGCGCTCAAACTGGGGGTCTTTCTGGCTGCTGTAACGGCCATACCCGGCGCGCAGCATGGCATGGCGGATGCCCTTGTTATAGGCTGCCTGCCAGTCAAAATTGCCCTGGTGTTTTGACACGTCGATTGCATAATACATGTATTCCACTTCCTTCATATCGTGCGTTACGCTGCTGTAGCTGCCAAGCCGCACCGCGCTGCTGGCCGTGCTAAAATCGTTGTCCAGCCAGTTCAGCGGGTTGGTGCGCAGGCCTTTCCAGCGCACTTCAAAATGCAGGTGTGCGCCGTAGCAGTTGCCGGTATTGCCGCTGTAGCCGATCAGCTGGCCCTCCTGCACTTGCTGACCCTGGGCCACGCAGAGCTTGCTCAGGTGGGCGTACAGCGTTTCGAGGGTGCCGTACTTGTAGGTCGTGTGGCGCAGCTTGATCATGTTGCCGTAGCTGTTGATATCGCCCTGGGTGCGCTTGCCGTTCCAGCGGTAGGCCGTCTCCACCGTGCCGTCCTCTGCTGCGTATACCGGCGTGCCGACTGCCGCGCGGAAATCCAGCGCGCGGTGCAGGCTGCCGTCATTGTAGAGCCAGCCTGCGGTGATAATGTGCTGGGCCAGGGGCCAATGCAGCAGGGCTTCTTCATTCTTCAGCCGCATTTTTATCCTCCTTATTTTGTCCTCTTCCATATCCATACCGATAAATAAGGCGGCATGTTGTTGTGGGCTGCCCCGGAACCGCCGGAGGCGACTGTTACGGTTTTGGATTCCCAGTTCGGAATACCCCAGCCACTTGATTGCGTTTGGACATACGCATCCGCAGAGCTTCCGGTTTTGGAGCGTATTACGTTGCTTCCGTTGGTCACAGACAGCGAATAATTCGGTAGCTCGCTTTGTGTAAGCTTATGGGTGAATTCGCCCCCAGTGCTACCTGCGGGATAACTGCTGGAAGCAGCAAACAGGAAAGTATCAGATATTCTTTCCCACGTGCCACCAAATAGATTTGCCGGGCTTGTACTGTTTACGCTCATGTAAATGCTGCCAATCGGCCAGGCTGCAAGTTTTGCTTCCGCGATGGCCGCCTTCACCGCCGCCGGTGTTGCTGCAATCCCACCACTGGTTGAACTGGTTGAACTGGTCGAATCGCTCAGCTTCACGCCGCCCGTGGTCGAAGCATTACCTGTCGGCAGTGTGTACTTGGTGTCGGTTGTTGGCGGTGTATACCCCAAAGCACTTGTCACGTTCGCCTTTGTCAAACTAATCGTGCCGGAATTCTCCGTAATGTTGCTCCCGATTTTTACACCACCCAAAGTCCAAGCACTCGCGGTTGGCAGTGTGTACTTGGTATCAGTCATAGGTGGCGTATAACCCAGTGCATTTGTCACGTTAGTCTTACTAATGCTGATCGTGCCGCTGTTCACTGTAATATTGCTGCCAATCTTTACGCCACCCAGGGTTGAACTGGTAGCGGCAGGCAGCGTATGGGTACCGGAGGAGGCCGGTGTCATATAGATCTGGTTGCTGTTCAGCGTTCCTTCACTCTTAGCATTATCATACTGGGCTTGCGTCAGGTAGTTGATCACCAGGCTGTCCAGCTTTGTATCAGTTGCCATAATCATATACCTCTTGTTACAATCGCGCTGATCGCCATCAGTCCACTCGGCAGGCCGGAGAGCTTACCGTTGCTGATGCTTAGGCTCAGGTTGGTGCTGCTTGGGCCGCCGTATATGGCGCTCTTGTGGTACTTGTCGCCCTCAAACGCAACCAGGCTCGTAGTCTGCCCACCCCAGCCGCCGGAACTGGTTATGGTGCCATAGCCCCAAATCTTAATGGTTCCGCTGGCGGTCTTAAAACTCACGCTGGGGTTGGTGTCCGTAATGGCATAAGCCTCCACATTGTTATTGCCATTGCCGCCGGAACTCCCGCCGCCAGCATAAGTTCCTGTCACACCAAAAATGCTCACACCGCTCTTAATGTTCCCGGCCACCAGGTTTGCATCGCCCTTGATTGTTTGTGTCCCGCTCAGGTATTGCCCAGATGCAATGCTCTGGTCGGTTGTCTTCGGGATGTAAGTTGCTGCGCTTTTTTTGGTCACATCACTGCCAATATAAGTGCTCGATATCGCATTCACGGTCACTTTGCTCAGTCCGTCATATCCGCTGTCCGGGCTTACCGTCTGGGTGCTCTCGCTGGGCGTAACCGTTTTGGTCTGCAAGCTTGGCGTGTTTCCGCCACTGCTGCTCCCGGCATAACTGCCTGTCACATTAAAAATCTTTACGCCGCTCTTAATATTGGCCGCAGTCAAATTGCTGTCACCCTTAATCGTCTGGGTTCCATTCAAATACTGGCCGGATGCAATGCTCTGGTCACTCGTTCCCGGCGTATAAGTTGCAGCACTTTTTTTCGTCACGCCGCTTCCCACATAAGTTTTTGATACTGCATTCACCGTAACCTGGCTCAAACCATCATAGCCATTGTCGGCCTTAACCGTCTGTGCGCTCTCACTGGGGCTTACGGTCTTGCTCTGCAAACTCGCCCCACTTGCACCACCCGTCACAAAGCCGCCCTGCATATCAACGGCATTGCTGCCTAAATACACACCCATGCAGCTGTCACCACCTTCTGAGCGTAACGCTTGTCGCGCCAACGCTGGCTGCCGTTAGGTCAATGGTTTTTGCGCTGCTGCCGTCCCATGCGCCCTGACTGGTTCCGTTCAGTTTGATGGTCAGGCTGTTATTTAGTTTTTCGGCGCTCGTTGCGGAGCCGCCCGCGTTGCTGGAACCGGCATAGTTTGTGGTTCCGGTGACTTTGGCCCCTGTGGCACTGTGGGCAATTACCCCTTTCGGCAGGTCGGCAGCCCGCACCGTATCGCCGGTCAGGTCGAGGACAACTTCATCATTGATAACAACCTTGTTGACCGCCATGCTCAGCCTCCGATCGTCAACGTCTGGCCGCCAGCCGCATTATCAACGTATGTGGCCGGGATCGCCTGCACAGTAACTTGAGACAGGCAGTTATACGCTTTGTCGGGCAGCACAACCTGCTGCTCAAAGGTCGGCGTAACGCTCTTGGCCTGCGGCTTCATACCTTCGCTGCCGCTCATAGAGCCTTTCACGCCCAGGACCGTAACGCCCTCGCGGATATTTGTGGGCACCAGCTTGGCCTGTTCGGTCGCTGCGATAGTCACTCCGCCCGCGCCATCGTGAAAGCCCATGGGGATGGTGTATTTACCAGAAACGGTGCTGATTTCACCGTTGACTTCGCCGTTGTTGGGCATCGTGCCGGTCATTTTAGCGCCACGCGCGTAGAATGTTTTCCCGTTCAAAACCTCCGCCACAGCTGCGGTGGCATCGCTGGTATCCGCGTCTTTCGTGCTGGTACCGGTAATAGGGGCGCCGGACTTGTCGTGCGCCGTGATACCTTTGGCCAGCTTGTCCGGGGTAATGGTATCTGCGGTAAGGTCAAGTTTCGTTTCCTTGCCGATAACAACCTTGTTTACGTATTTATTGGGCATTGTAGTATTCATCTCCTATTATCAGTGTGTAGCCGCTTGAATCGTTGGATACCTCGTACTGCGGTATCTTGCGGATTGTCACGTCTTTCTGCATCAGTTTTTTCGCCGTGGGCAAAACCTGCGCCGTAAACAACGGCGTGATGTCATACGGCCCGCTATACTCCGGCGCACTAACCACTGCGGTGCCGGTCACGTCCACCCGCACGGGTGCCGCTCCGGCAATGCGCACCGATACGGCGCTCTGTTGAGCCACTCGCACCTGGATCATGAGCCATCCGCCTCCTGGAATAAGGTCGGGCTCATTTTAAGAGCCAGGATCTCAGTCTGCGGCTGATCAGTGCTGTCCCGCAATGTGATGCGGGTGTCCATGTACAGCGTCTCGCCGCCCATGAATTTGTATGTCTCCGCCCGCGTCCAGGGGATAAGGATGATGTTCTGTCCTTCCTGCCGGGTGCAGTCGTCGGGCCAGACGTTGGTTTTAATGGCCGGGAAGCCTTTGCAGCTCTTCTGTTTGAACACAAATTCGATCCGGCTTACCTCGTCCAGGCTCATGCCGATTTCAACCGGCAGCGCAAATTGCGTTCCCTGTTTCATTCGTTTTTCTCCTCAGCGCCTTAATTCGGCATTTTTTCTTCCTCTGTTTTCGGAGTTTCGATGTTTGCCGCCGCTGCTTCTTCCGCTGCCATGTTTTCGCGCACGGCATTCAAAACGTTCTCCAAAATCAACTCCGTCACGGCAAACGGCAGCTTTGCCTCGTTAATTGCAGCAATAACTTTGTGTTTGCACTCTTTAATGCGTTTGTTGTCAGTCATGGGGCATCCTCCTTACAGCCGCGCGTTCACGGCGTTTTTCAGTGTGCTGATTGCGGCCAGAACTTCCTCATCAAGGGCCACAAAAGACCCCCGGTTGTTCTGGCTGGTGATGTTGCCGCTGTCGTCCAGTTCCATGTAGGTGTAGCTCACTCGCTCGCCCTCGGCAGTCGTCACAACTGCCACGCCAGATAATTTCTTCATGTCCATCCCTCCAATAGAATGTCTGCGGTTTCGTTCGCGCCGGTGTCCATAGCCAACAGGTCATCTGCGGCGGTGGTGCTTTCGTCCTGGGCGCGGGCGGCGGTGCTGGCGGCCAGATCAATGCCTGCCGGGTCGCCCGCGGGGTAGCTGCTGTCGCTGCGGTCGGCATAGCCGCCCTCATAGCCGCGCTGGGCGGCCATGCAGAGCCACACAAACTGCTGCCTCGGTGCACCGTGTATAATGGCATACTGGCCGCAGTTTTCGGCCCACAGGTGGCCGGTTCCGTCGCAATCCGTCAGCAGCCAGGCGGGCTGCCCGTGCTGGGCGATGGTCTCCGCATAGCGCGGGTCAAGGGCGATCAGGCACCAGCCGTCCGGCCCGCATTCGCCGCGTCCCCAGTCCGCAAAGGTCGGCAGCGGCGTTTCAAACGCGGCCATTTTCAGTGCGCCGAAGCTGGTAGGCACCACGCGGGATTTGCTGCCCCAAACGTCCAGATTGTGTACATTCAGCTTGCCGGAGACACCCACCCGGGTCGTGTTAAAATCGGCATCGCTGTCATCGCTACGGTTGTAGGTGATCTGCATCCCAACGTAAGATGTCGGGTTAAGGCCGTCAACCCAGCCGTACTTGGCGTATTTACTGCACGCGCCGATGTAGCTGCTGCCAGCCTCTGAGTACAGCACGCCGGTCAGGCCGATGCTGCCGGTGTTGATGGTGGCATACCATGCGATGTGCCGGTTGTCCAAAAATACGCGCTCACCGGCCTCGGTGCCCATACGTATCCAGGCGTTGTCCAGGTCGTACACGGTGGTGTAGTTGAGGTTATGCAGCTGCCCGGTGGTGATGTTGCCGCCGTTGATAATGGTCTTATCCTGGTTCCAGGTACTCAAATCTGAAAATGTCACCACGCCGGATAGGTTGATCTGTGCGCTGGTGATCTCTGTTCCGCCTGCTGTCAGCTTGATGGTGCTGCTGGTTCCGCTTGTGCTGGCCGTCAGCTTAATTTCGCTCACCGTCTGCTTGATCTCGGTTTTGGTTTCGTTGGCGGTCAGATAGTCGCCGGTGCTGGCCGTCCAGGCAGTGGGGGCGTTGCCCATCTGCACCATGGGGTGCATGATGGTCAGATTATTGGTAACGGTGGCGTTATCGTTCGCGGTACTAACAAACAGACCGTCTGCGTAACCGTCAGCGGTCGCCGTGAACGCCGCCCAGCGCAGCTTCCAGCCGTTGTCCAGTTCAATGTCCTGCTTCGCGTTTTTGAATGCATTGCCGTAATAACTTTTTGTGCCGCTGCTGCTCTTGGTCTCAAACTGTAAAAACAGGCTGTCCGTGCCAGAGTTGAGCTTGTACAGTACGCTGGCGCAGTAGGTCATGCCCTTGGCAATCACCAGCGTTTTGTCCGCACCAAAGTGGAAGCGGGTGTTCTGCGCCCTATTGGTCACTCGGACGGATTCACCGCTGATCGTGTATGTCCCTTTTTTTCTCAGGTCATTGCCGCCTGCATCCAGGGTCGCATTGTTCCAGTCGTCGGTGCCCGCAATAATATTGTTGCCGCCGGTGATCCGCTGCGTTACCGTCTGGGTAATGCTGTCGGCTTTCTGGTCAATCGCGGATACTGATTCTTT